CTGCGGCTGTGGATGAAATTATCCACCGGTGGAAATCAGTGGTTTTCCACAGACAGTTGCGTGGGCTTTAGATTTTTTAAGTGAGGTCCATCCAAGCAGGGCGGCTTTGCAGCCCCGCTTGGATGGACCCGCGTGGAAGGGCGGACTGCGGTGATCTCATTGGCTTACCCACGTTTGGATGCGCCACGGCTATTTTGCAGGGCTGTGATGTTGTCGCCGACTGGGTGAGCGAACTCGTGGGGAGTCAAATGCCCATGGCGGTTGGCGTCGATGTAGTTGCTCCACCACGCCATGATCAGCCTGCGCTGTTCGAGGAATTCGGCCTTGTGGATATAAGCGGCGCGCACGCGGTTGCGTTCCTTGTGACTCATTTGTCTTTCGATGGCTGCGTCGGTCCATAACCCGGACTCAAGCAGGGCGCTACAGGCCATGGTCCTGAAGCCGTGGCCGCACACGTCCTTGCTGGTGTCATAGCCGACGTTGCGGAGCATGGTGTTCACCGTGTTCTCGGACATGGGCTTCCAGTACTTGTGGTCTCCCGGTAGCACTAACTCTGAAAAACGACTGAGGCTGCGTAGGCGCTCCAGTATTTCGATGACCTGCGGCGATAGCGGAACCATTTGAATGTCGCCGTTCATCTTGGTCCCGCGTGTGGAGTTGCGTACCCCTTCAATCGGTGCGCGCGTATCGGGGATTTCCCACATGGCGCGTTGGAAGTCGAACTCACTCCATCGAGCGAAGCGCAACTCGCTGGAGCGGACGAACACATGCAGAGTCAGCAGCACGGCAAGGCGCGTCAGCTCGCGGCCGTTGTAGTTGTCGATTCGGTGTAGCAGTTCGGGTAGGCGGTTGAGGGAGAGGGCCGGGCGATGGACTGTGCGCGGTGCGTGAATCGAGCCTGCCAGATCCAGTGCAGGATTCATGGTGATCTGCCGAGCCCTTTTGGCCCCGCGCATGATGGTGGATAAGTAGTTCTGTACCCGTAACGCCACATCCATGGTGCCGCGTTCCTTGATGCGCTGGGTGATCTCTAGCAGGTCATGGGTATCGAGTTCAGCGATGGGGCGTTGGCCGATCAGCGGGAAGACGTGGGTACGCAGTCGGCTCATCACGGTTTTTGCGTGTCCTTCGGTCCAGCGACGGGACATGTCGGCGTGCCACTCCAGAGCAACGGTTTCGAAAAGCAGTGCCGCTCGCTGGGCTACGATCTTGGCCTTCTTCTTTTCTTCCATTGGGTCGAGGTTGTCGAGCAGCAACGCCTTGGCTTCGTCTCGCTTACGTCGTGCGACGGAAAGGGTAACGATGGGGTAATTGCCGATGATGAGCGTGCCTTCCTTGCCGCTGGGCTTGGTGTACTTCAAGCGCCAGGTCTTCACGCCATTGGGTTTGACGAAAAGGTACATGCCGCCGCCGTCGAACAGTTTGTAGGCGCGTTCGCGGGTTTTGGCCGTGCGGCATTGCAGGTCGCTGAGGGGGATCGCTAGACGTGGCATAGGGGTACGCGCTCCTGACCGGGAAATCGCAGTACCCCTAACATACCCTCGGGGAAGGGGGATTTTGTTGGATCCCGACAGAGGGTCCTGGAACGAAAAAACCCGCCAAAGGGCGGGTTTTCGGGGCTTCCAGAGCATTCGGTGGAATGCAATGGAGCCTAATGTGGTGCCGGCACCAGGAATCGAACCCGGGACCTACTGATTACAAGTAAGTTATACATTGGATGTAAATCAATAAGTTACGGAGTTCTCTGTTACGTGGGCGGCATGCTTAAGGCCTATCATCATCAGGCGCGTGGACCGCTTGTTACGTGTGTTGATAGCTCTTAGGCAAGCCGTCGTCGGAGTCATAAGTGAACCTATAACCAAACTCTAGTGACCGAGTATTTTGCGCAGGGCATCGCTCTTTCTCAGCAGCAAGATAAAACACCATCCATGAAACAGCTTCTATGAACTGCGCTTTCAACGAAGGAACACCATTTTTTTCTACCCAGTTTGGACTCCGCTTATACATGCCGTGAGAGTTACTAAGGGACTCAATCCTATTTTTTGGACTTGGATCTTCAAACCTAAAGCTTTGCGGTTCGTGAGCCACTTCGTTCCTTATCCGGCGGATGACGTGAAGGTCTCGACAGAATGTACTGCTGATCAATCCCATTCGATAAGCTCCATCGATTTTGGAACTCAGAGACCCAAAGGCAGAATTTGGACCATCAAAAAGGGTATCTGATGAGGAAGGGTTCGGAGCTAGTCTGGCAATCATCAGCTCACGCAGTTTTTCCTCGAGAAAAGCTGTACCGATCAACACGACTCCGCGCGGTGATTCATCCCCAAGCTCCTTCTCAAATCGCTTAACAGCGTCGACGTCTGGCCCTGATTGCATGTCTTGCATCCTTCGCATTGATTAAACATGACCGTACCACTGCGCCGTCACTCGGCAGACGGAGATACTGTCGGCAAGCTGTAATCGTACACGTCCATCATCTTCGGGTCGCGGTGGCCGCTGGCCTCCTGTTTATCCGCCCGAGTCCCGACCGTGTCGGTGATGCCTCGTCGTTTCAGATCGTGAAGGGCGAACCGCTGCTCCGGCGTGATGATGTCGTCGGCGAGAGCCAGGGTGATGAAACGTTGCCAAGCCGTATCTAGGCTGGACTTGCGAAGTGGGCCGCCATGGCTGGCGACGATGATGTTTCGTCGTGACGGCGCGATCGGTATCGCGACTTTGCGTTTGGCCCAAACCTTGGCTCGATAGGATTTTGCATGGTCCCAAGCTTTGCGCAGGCGCGGTGTCCAGCGAACAATGTTGTCCCGGCTTCCCTTTCGACGGTTAGTGAGAATGCCGCTCTCCAGTTCATTCGCGTCGGTCAGGGTAATGACTTCGATTCCGCGCAATCTGCAGAGATAGGCCAGCTCCATGACGTAACCGAGGTATTCAGGGCAGCCACCTTTCTCACCCCGCATCAGCAATCCTCGCGCAATTGCCCGATCGATGAGTGTGTCCATGACTTGATGATTCGGCAGGCGGCGTTGCTTTCGCTCGATAGGGGCCTCGATGCCAAGAGCGGGGTTCACTTCCAAGTAACCGCGGTTGCGGCCCCACTGCAGTACTCGACGTAAGTAGCGAAGGGCGTGCGCGGCTTTGGAGGGTGTGCCTTCGTCCGCTAATCTATCAACGAGTCGCTGCACCAGGGCAGAGGTGAATTTTTTCACCGCCAGATCACCCAGTGGTTTGCCCAGCCTGGTGGGTAAGGTCAGCAGGACGTCACGCGAGTAGCAGTAATCGCTATGGGTTTTGGGGCTGAGCTTCTTGTAACGATCACTGTCATGGAACTGTTCGCAAACGTAGCGAAGCGTTCCACGGTCGATATTGGACGCCACGTCCATGATCTGGTGCAGTTCTGCCAGCGAAACGCCGGCCGGCGCAATGTTGCGCCGGCGTTGCTTACCTGCCTCGTCACGGTGCAGTGTGTACCAAACCCCCCCATCTCTCTGGTCAAAGTAAACGGCCGCTGGGAGAGCGGCCTGGTCGATGTGGGAAGGTATGTGCGGGTTATATTTCCGCTTCCGTGCTTTCCTCATAGGATGTCGGCGTCGTATCGCTCTGCTGCTGCGGGCTTCATACCTGCTGCCTGGTTGATGAGGTCCAGCGTTGTCCAAGGCCCGGTGCGGCCACGGAACAAGCGAACGCCCTGGTCAATCAGCGTTCTCTCTACGTCGGAGCGGCGCTGGTAGCCCGTGATGCGCTGCAGGTCTTCAAATATCAAGACGTTGCTCGACATGGTATTCCTCTGCGGTGTTGCGCCCCATTCAGTGTAGTACTTGCACTGGGGCATTGTTGTTAGAACGTGTGGGACGGCTTACTGGCTGACCGGTGGATTAAGTGCCGTCGATCGCCGAAGCTGAAGCTGGTGGTCAGGCTCAAACCTTTCGCACCAGGTGAATCACCAAATCCTCAAACTCACCGCCCTCATCCCACGACTGCCATTCCAGAACAGCCTGAATCTGCGCTTGTGTGCAGTCCCGGACGATAATCTCCCGATGGCCGCGGTTGGCTCGGATCTCTAGCGCATCCACCAGCCCGCCAAGGGCATAGGCTTCGGCGTAGACCGTCCGGCTTTCATCTCCAAACTGAGCCATTACCGCATTCAGCCGGCGTATCTCTGCGATCGCGTTGTCTCGATCCTGATCGTTGATCACTTGAATCTGCATGGCGGTTACTCCCGGAAGATGAAGCAGCGCATGGTGGAAGGGATGTGGGCGGTTGGTGCCATGTCCTGCTGCCGGGCGCGGATCGCGCTTTCCACTCGTTTCTGAGTGTCTAGGCATTGGTGAGCACGGCAGTCTTTGAGCAGGCGTCGCAGCACGGCCAGATCCGGAATGCGCTGACGGTGTTCAAGGGCGACCTCGGCGAACTGGTTGAGGTTGATAGCAATCACGCCGGCCTTTTTGCTGTGATTGACCATCGGCGCAGAAGGCAGCGACTCCAGGTAGTCAAATACCTGCCAGAACTCGTTCACTTCCTTCGGATCGGTGCTGATCGCCGCCTGGCGTTCGTTGGCTGCTTTAAGAATGTATTTGCGGCAGGCCTGGACCATGTGGTCTGGAATCGCGATGACAAGCTGCAGGCAATCCAGCAGTGCCAGCATCATGCTGTGGTTCTTGATTACGCGATCGGATGCCAGGTTACGGGTGGCCCAAAGCTCGGCGCGGTACTTGGGATACAGTTCGGCGAAGCGCTTGAGCACCAGCGGTTCTGCGCGCATTGCCTTCACCATGAAGTGGCTGACGTGTTCCAGTTCGGTCTGGACGATCGCATCAGCAGCTTTGCGGCTCTCATCGGTGATCACCGGCTTGAGAAACGGCAGCCGGACGATACGGCTGATGATCGCTTCGTGGCCGGTAACGATGGCGTTCTGAGCGATCACGATGGATGCGCGAAACGGTGGCTCGTAGGTGTCGTTGCTGTTGGATTTAACGCCCCGGGTACGCAGGGTGCCCCCGCCATAGAAGTCTTTGAATTGGTCCCATTCGAAGGCCTTGGTATTGTCCTCGTTGGTGTTTCGGTCAGCCTCGAGGAGTACCAATGGGAGGTTGGCCACCTGGCCCATAGCCCTGCTCAAGCCCGAGAACGAGCTTTTGGCCGGGTCGAAGCCCTCATAGATCCGCCCGAACAGCTTCCAGATGAATTTGATCAGCGTGGTTTTGCCCGAATCGGGCTCGCCCGACATTTCCATGAACGGGAAACTCTCATGCTCTGCCCTGATCTGCTCTGCGAATAGCGAGCCAAACCAGTAGGTGAGGGCCAAAACTCCGTTCTCGCCGAATACGGTCCAGAGGTTCGGCAGCCAGTCTTCGCGATAGCCCTTGCTGTCCAAGGCCATCTTGAGCTTTACCGACTTCATGAGGCATTTCACCCGCTGCTTGCCGAATTCGAAATAGTCCTCGTCGTTGGCCTTGTAGACAGATCCGCCGTGGATGGCGATGTCATTGAAGATGTACGCCTTGTGATCACGGCTGTAGCCCAGAAAATCGATGGTCTCGACCGTTTTCAGGCCATGGGTCTGCCGGATGATGATCTGATCGAGGTGTTTCTGAGTGCCCATCCAGGTCCCACCAGAGAACATAAGTCGAGTCTTGAACTCACTGCTCGATGAAATCTGTTTGGGCGTGAACGTCCAGTTTTCACCATCGTCCTGATCGACGCCGGTAACGTGAATGTAAAACCACGCTTCGTTCGTAACGTCGTTCACCTGTTTATACAGCGCCTCAAACCGGCAGTTGGCCAGAAGCTTCAGGCTGCAGACGTTCTGCAGGACTTTGCGGCGGGATGCCTTGTCGTTGAGCTGTTGGTCTTCGTGATCTTCGCTCGTTGCCAGCGCTTTCTGTTCCTCTTCGAGCCTCGATAGGTCGAACTTCGCCCAGTAAGTCTGATTGCCGAAATCAAAGGCGAACTCTGGGAAACCTTCCTCCCAGGTGTAGATCAGCAGCGCCTTTTCTTTCGGTGAGGGAGCCAGCAGCAATTCGCCTTCATGGCGTGCAGCATCCAAATCACGCTTGCGCTTGTCGTTGCGGGCCTTACCTTCTTCTTCGAACTGCCAGCGCTGGTGCAAATCGTTCCAGTCGACTTTCTTATCCCGCTGCGGAATGAGCGCAGCCTTACAAGTGAAGCCCATCTCGCGGGCCTGTTTCACCCAGCGCAGCAGGTAGCCGCGTGCAGTTGGTTCGTTGTCCAGGCCCCAGATAAGAGTGGGAAGATTGCCCGGACGCTGCTCGAGCAGTTGCTTCAAAGCTTCGACCGGGAAGTTCACGCTCGACATGGCTGACACCGCATCGACGGAGTTTTGCACTAGGGCAACGGCGTCAAAGATGCCCTCGACTATCCACAGCTCTTTGGCGGTGGCCAGGTCGACACTTGGTGGGCACCACCATTCACCCTGGGCGCTGTATTTGGGTTTGAATCGGGCCTTCATCTTGCCGAAACGAGAAGGGCGATCGATCAGGCGCTCCCAATAGCCACCGTTCGGCAGTGTGAATCGAATCGTGGCGCTGGACTCGTTCGTTTCGTGGTTGACGTAGTTTTCTTGAGTGAACCAACCAGTCATATTTCCCGCGTTCAAGCCACGCGCGAATTCCAAGTACGCACGGGCCGTTACGGTCGGGTCGTTGTCCGTCGCTGGCGCTCGCTTGCTCCAGTCCTCGAACAGGTCCTCATATATTGCTTTGACGTGCTCGATATGACCGCAGCGCTCTGGGCGACCACAGCGGATTTGCCAAGGCTTGTCGTGGCGGGCATACAGCTCTTTCTTGTTGCAGGCAGGGCAAATGCCACCTCGCATGTAGTTTGTGCCTGCACGTAACTTCAGGCCGAAATCGTTTTCCAGCCGCTGAAGTACCTGAGTACGGATATCTTCATTCATCATGATTTTTACTTCGCTGCTTTAAGGCTGAGGCCAAGACTTTGCGTGAGGGCTCCGATCAGATGTTTCTGAGCAGCCATCACCGGGCAATTGGCGAGGATCGATCCGTGGCGAAGGCCATCGGGAATTAGGCGGTATTGGTCTGCGTACCAGAGGTCATTGAGGCTGAGGCGGTATTGCTCGCGCAGGTTGGCCAAGAGCGCTTGAGCCTGATCGGGCGTCAGTTTTGCGTTGATGTTCATGGCGTTTTCCATCGTCAAACCTCAATTTTGGACGCAGCTCACCCAAACCCACGGAGTGTGGGAAAGGCGATTTATTGGGTGGTTGTTACGGTGCGGCTATGCGGAAACGACCGTTGTCCGGCGCGTTGATAATCCGTTCATAGATCAGGCTGACCGGGACTGCCCAGGCATTACCTGTGGCAGGGTCGATGATGACGGTGTGCGTCGACGTGCTGCTGATAGTGTCCAGGCGCTGCCGATCACGAACGGCGGACATATCGCTGCAGGCCAAATGCACCAGTTTTTCAGCAGTCTGTGTCAGCACGTCATAGTCGCTAACCAGGTGCTGCACGGTACGGTCGAACAACTGCTGATCATCGCCAAGGTGTTCGCATTGGTGACGTTCCAGGAACACCAGCGCGGCGGCTTGGAGCATGTCCTGATATTCCTGTACTGCAGGCAACTGAGTCATTTGGATTTCCCCGCCTTCGAAGCGTGCAGTTGGATGACCGCCAGAACCTCGGCGTGCCTGGCTGCCAGATGCAGCGTGTCGGCATGAAGGATGGCTTCAGCTTCGGTCTCGTTGATGGTCCCGTCCTTTAGTGCTTCGGCAATAAGTTGGTCGACGGTGCCCTTCTTGGCTGCCGCATGGATACAGCGGGCATACATCTCGACATTGTCTAGCGAGTCAGGCTCAGCAACAGGAACGAACATGCCGCCATACATGGCCGCTATGTATTCGGGCAAGTGGGTCGTGCCGGCCTCGAGCTCGAGTTGGTAGATCTGAGCATCAGTCAGTGGACGGCTGCTGTTGTTTTCATAGGCGTGATTGTCGAACTTTTTGAGCGTCAACCCGATCCGCGCTGCAGCGCATTCGCGTCCACCTGGATAAGCGCAAATAATTGCACTGACGACCTGTCGCCGAGTTTTTAGAACCGAACTTTTCATGTTCTGCTTTTCCCTTTGGCCCAGCACTATTACTGTTCGATCACGCCGTCTTTAATGCCGAGTAATACGGCGGCGCGATGTGCCTCCCCACGGCGACAAAGGCTCTGTCCACTCAGCACCGCATAAACGGTGCTGGGATTCAGATCATGCAATTTGGCAAAGTCTTTCGCGGATTGACCGCGTTTCTCTAAGGCTTCACGCGCTTGCTTGCGGGCTTGCTCGGTGATGCTTGAGTTCGGCATAGTGCAATTCCTTGCGTTTTCGTGTGATGACGAGCGCAGGATGTGGCAAAAAATTGCCAATGTAAATATGCGAGTGGAAAAAAATTGACTCTTTCTGAAGATATTGGCGTTCGGCTGCGGGAGCTGCGTGCTCAAGCAGGACTTACTCAAGATCAGCTCGCTGAGAAAATGGGCGTTTCGAAGCGCACGCAAGGTAACTATGAGTCTGGAGCCAGTGATCCGCCGGCGTCTTATCTGAGCTTGGCCGCAAGCCAGTTGGGATTCGATGTGGGCTATATCGTCAACGGTGTCCGAGCGACATTGCCGAATGAGGCGCTTTCCGAGGTTGAAGATTTGCTCGTGGCTCAATACAGGAGCATTACGCCAGGAGATCAGGAGGCGATCCGTCGTTTCCTCAAAGCCATGGCCGACGATGCCGCCCGCCATCGGAGCTAATCTGCGACACAGCAAATAATACATTCGTATGCCCCCCCGGTTCTAAACACGTTTCCTGCCCCGATAACTCCGATTCAGCAATGCAATTTTTGGAGTAGTAAGCATGTTGGATCGCAGTAATTACGAACGCGTTTGCATCGGTGCCACTGAGCTTGAATGGCTCGTCCTTTCCAACCTTGAACGCCGCTTGATCGCTCTTTATCGACAGTTGAGTGAAAAGGAACGACGTGAAATCCGCCGGATTTCGGAAGTCTTGGCGACCAATCCGGAAGAGCCAGTTGGTAGCTAACGCCCATTCGATGTAACCGATCGCCGACACTTTTAGGAGTCGGCGGTTTGCACATCACGCCACTGCCTGTGATCCCAACTGTTCAAACAGCTCTCGCTGTTTCGCCCTGGGCAAGTCCCGCAAATGGTCGAATAACATCCTTTCGAATGACTGAGCCGACGGGCTCAGCGTGTGCGAAAACGTCAGGTTCGCGACCCATGTGTGCCCACACTTTGCGTCCAGGCACTGGCAGTACAACTTCGCAAACTCTGTGGATAGCTTCTCTCGTGAAGCGATCCGCCCTTTGTGTCCGCATTTGCATTCAACTCGCATTTATGTCCCTCCCCAGGGCAGCCAATCGCCACCAGTTTGCCACAATATGTAGTGGCAATCTCTTGGCTATGCACTGGATGTAGTGGAATCAACTGCTTCGTCTTGTTTCTTCCAGGTGAATCGCCTGTCTTCGCGTAACGTGTCATTCAATTGGTTGAACAGCTGGCAAATTGGTCGGATCTCGTTGCTGGTGTAGACGCGATCGATCTTTTCGATATCGCCAAAGCCGGCGCTGTTTTCCGGGATGATGCCCGCCAATGCGGGGTTCATGCGCCAGGCGGCGATCACGTCGTTGCGTGTGATGTTCTTGACCTTTTCCAGCTCGTCCTTCGCTTGGAAATCGCCGACCGGGATGATCTGGATCGCCTTCTCGGCGCCGCCCGGGATGTTCACAAACATCGACCGGAAGTTACCCACACCCTTGCTAGCGCTGATCTGGTCGCGCAGGGACTCTTCGTCTTCCTCGGTCAGGTTCGGGTCGTTGGTGTAGAAGATGTAACCGGCATGCGCGCCGTTGCTGTAGTAGCGGCGGCGGAAGAGGGTCGCGGCCTCATTGAGCAACAGCGCCTGCATCCCGCCCAGGTAGTCGGGCACGCCATAAATGTTCTGTTCCACGTCGTAGTTCATGACGTGCTCGACTTCGTGCTCTTCGAACTCGACCTGCTTGCCGTCGGGCAACAGCATCACAAACCCGCCACCGACCTTGACCCGCATGTTGATCGTCGGCAGATGGTCCATCTGCAGCACTTGGCCGAAGGCGTTGCGGTTGCGCAAAAAGTAAGCCTCGCCGAACACCATGAAATCCAAACCAGCGCGGCTCATGGTCTGGACCGAACAGCCCTCGGACGCGATGAACTCACGCAGCAGCAGGTTGCGCTTGAACCCTGGGATGGCGCCGTGGTGCGCGTTGGCACGCAGCAGCTTGGCCAGGCCTTGGCGTGACACCGGCGGCGTGTAGGTCTTTCCGTCGTGGGTGGCGAACACGCCCAGGTAATGCCCGATGTTCTCGGTCAGGACCTGTTCCGGCGCACCGAATGAGAACGCCCGCATCGGACCTGGTGCTGGTTTTTGCGGCTGGTTTTTTGCTGGTTTGCCCATGGGTACTTGGTCCGCTGAGTGTGTAGCGGCTGCGCCGCTGTTTGTTGGTGTTGAGGGGTTCGTGGGCCAGGGCGTGCATGATTGCCCAGGCGATATCGGCATGGCCGGAGGCGTCGGTGCGCGATGCGCTGTAGGTGACCTGGCCACCGCCGGTGGTGCCACGCTTGATCGTCAGGAAGGCCTGAGCGATGTCGTTCCAGCCGGCATCCCACTCGATGCGGCTGCCCTGAATCGTGTCCTGCGCCTTGAGCACCAAGGTGTTTTTGGTTTCGAGGCTGTAGTGGATCGAGGTCGCACGCGGATAGAAATCGCGCACCAGGTCGAACACGCCGTATCCGATGCCGGTGGTGTCGATGCCGATGTGCTGAACGTTGAAACGCTCGGTGAGCTTCTTGACCTGGTCGGCCTGGTACTTGAACGATTGCCCACGCCAGCTGTGTTTCTCAAGGATCCGGAACTTGCCGCCGTCCTCGAGCGGTGGGGCGATGACCACGCAGCTGGCATCGTCGCGGGTGCGGCTCGGGTCGTAGCCAATCCACACGGGGCTGTTGCCAAATGGGCGCGGGTCGTCCGGGTCGTAATCGGTCCACAGCGACAGGTCGGAGTAGCAGCGCTCGAGGTCGACCAGGGAAAAGGCGCTCTGCGTGCTGTCGATGAACTTGCACATGAACAGCTGCTGAAATTTGTCCTCGTCGTACTCCAGCTGCAGCTGCTCGAGGTCAAACAGATCGCAGCCGCCGGCAATGGCATCAAGGATGGTGATGACCTTGCGCCATTGTCCGTCCGGACACAGCGTGCCAGCCGCGGCTTGGGCTTCGCTGGGCCACGGATCTTTGGCGTTTTTGCGTTTGCTGTTGCGGAATTTCTCGCCAGTCCAGAACGGGTACGCTTGGTGCGACACGGCGCTCGGTGTTGAAAAGTAGGTCTTTCGCCACTTCTTGTGCGTGGCCATGGCGCTGGCGACGGTGTTCAGTTTCTCGAAGTCGCGGATCCAGAAATATTCGTCAACGTAGACGTGGCCATGGTGGCCCTGGGCGGTGCTGCTGTTGGTGCTGAGAAAGCGCAGCTCGGCCCATGGCTTGCCGTCTTTGCTCAGCACGATCGGGTTACCGGTCAGCTCGAGGCCGAACCACTCCTGAGCGAACGACACGATGTAGCTGCGGAAAATCTCCGACTGGGCGCGGCTGGCCGACAGGAATATCTGGTTGTCACCGGTGAGCACGGCGTCCATGAACGCTTCGCCGGCGAAGTAGTACGTCAGGCCCACCTGACGACTTTTGAGGATGTTGCGGATCCGGGCCGTCAGCGGGTTCTGTTTGGCGGCGAACAGCTCCTTCTGGTAGCCGTACATTTTGCTGATGAATTTGTCGAGAAAATCGACTTCCGTCAGTTCGCCAACTTCGTTTTTGGCTTTCTTCTCGCGTTTCTTCCCACCTTTGTCGCCGCGATCGCCTCGCTCCCGACGCTCACTGCGTTGATTATCACGGCGCTGGCCATCGTCCGCCGGCAGTTCTCCGATCGGTGCCGGAGCCGGTTTCGCAGATTGCTTCAGCAGCCTTTCGCGAACGGTGGTCAATCGGTCGAGCTCGTCCAGGTCGGACTTGGTGAGCGACGTGACTTTGTCCAAGAGGAGGGTGATTCGCCGCCCGACGGCGGTCAGCGGCTCCTCGTCCGACAGCATGTCGTCCCACTCACCCTGGCGAATCCAGTAGTAAACGATCCGGATGTTGGGCAAGGACAGTTGCGCCTGAATTTCACGCGGCTTGCAGCGGCGTAAATAGAGACGTTTGGCGGCTTCTTTAAGTTCGGGGGCGTATGGCATGGCCGCAGTCTATGCGGCGAAAACGCGGGAAACGCGGGGTTAAAATCCGCGTTCCTCCTATATCCGCGATATAGGACCAAATCAAAAGTTAACCGTTTGTTTGGTGGTCGGCCGGTGCATATCGTGGCGGCTCAAATCACCGATTGAGCGCAGT